ACAGAGATGTTTTAATATATTGATTTATAATGATTTAATAAATATTTTCTTTATTTTATTTTGGTAGAGCAGCGGACTTTTAATCCGTTTGTCGTGGGTTCGATCCCCGCACACCCTACCAATCAAATCAAAGGCTTGTGTTTACGCACAGGCCTTTTGACTTTCTTGGCGTGACATAAACGTGACCATATCGATCACGTTAGCTGTACGTCCAGATTCAATCCTAGACGCGGCGACGGTTAAATGTTCCGTAGCAAACTTCGCATAACGATCCACCATCACGCGTGACTTCCAACCGCCTAAGTCTTTCAACTCATCACAGCTAGTGCCAGCCTGACGATGCCATGATGCCCATGTATGCCTTAGATCATGAAAACGAAAGTCAACAAGACTCGCTCTTTCAACTGCTGCATACCAAGCATTATTCGTGACAGCGAATTTAATTGGATGCCCTTTGAATGTAAAACAGTATTTGGGATGTGTTCCTTGTAGCTGTTCTAACACTGCAATAGCATCTTGGTTTAGCGGTACACCTCTCGGTGTTCCATTTTTGGTTTGATCTAGCCAAGCTGTTCTACGTTCTAAATCAACTCGACTCCACTCAAGACCCGTTATCTCCCTAGCTCGACAACCAGTAGACAAAGCAAATTTGACCATAGCCGCTAAATGAGGTGGGCATTCCGCTATTAAACGATCTGCTTCCTCATGACTCAGCCAGCGGTCGCGTTCTGCTTCACCCGATAACAATCGGATTTTAGGCATACTATCAATCCACTGCCATTCATCACGTGCCATGCGGAGTATTGCACGAGTGAGAGCCAAATGACGGTTTACTGTTGCAATCTTATTACCGCGCTTCAATTCCCCTTGTACAATGTTCCAAATAACGTCCCCGTTAATTTGGTTAAGCATCAAGTGGCCTAGATAAAAATCTAACCTTCGGCAAATGCCCTGATAGCCTTTTACATCTCGCAAAGTTGTTTTAACTGCTAAAAATCTGACAACCGCTTCCTGCCATGAACGTTGAGGCTTAATTCCAAAATGATGCTCTCGATAGCTATCTAGCTTAATTTTTGCTAGGAATGCTTGTGCCTCATATTTGTCTTCAGTCCCAGTGCTTTGGCGTAATCGTTTGCCGTTAGGGAGCGTCGTACTAATCCACCAGTAGATTGAATCCTTTCTACGGTAGACTCCTTCTGAGGTTGGTTGGCGCATTTAAAATCCTTTCCAACTCGCCCTCGCTCGCTGCGCTTATATTCCTCTAACCAAAGATCTAAGTCAACTACATCATAAACCAGACGGCGACCAAACTTCACCGCTGGAATATCGAGTTCGGTTAAGAGCGTCACACCTATGCCTAGGTAAGACGCAGCTTCTTCTTTAGAAAGACAGCGAACTGGCGGTAAGGGCAAGTCATTGTCTTTCATGTTATTCACCGTTGGATTGTTTTTCATATTCACGCATAGCGCGAATTTCTTCATCGACATAAGATTCATATATCTCAGCATTCACATCAATGGTATTAAACAATCTGGCTTTTAAAGCGACCTTTTCTTTCACGTAGGATTCAAAGGTAAGCCCCAAATTCATTGATTTATTATTAATGTGATGCGTTAGCGCTTCAAAGAAGTTATGCACGGCTTCGTCATAGTTGGTATAGCCTTCTGCTGCCATCCAAGCAGCCAAAGTGCTAAATGTACGCCTGAGCATGGCATCATGATTTGGCACTCTGTTATTAGAAAAACGTGATTGCAAAGGCCCACCACTGGTTTCCCAATCTAAGGTGGCTAACGTAGCCCATAATGGGTGAATTGGCCACCGTGAGCGTGTTTGATCCTCTGGGTTTGGTATTGCGAGCCTAAGCCATTCAGTGGTGGCGTAAGACCATAATCCATTGAGATTAGCTAATACATCGGTGAGTTTAGCGAGGTTTTTCTGGACAAGCATTTCACGCTTGTATTCAAACTCCAAACGCCAAACAGGATCGTCCATTTGCCAGCCCATCATATGCCATAATGGAATGAGATAATCTTTGTGACTTTTAATGATTTCTAAGCGTTTATCGTAGAGACGACCAGCCATGACACCCCCTAGCCCGATTGCCCAGCCTGTAAAACGATTATCTACTGCATAAGCACTCACAGCACTGGCATGGGTGACCCAAGCTTCACGACTCCATGCTTCCATATCTTGATATGAAATAAAGTCTACAAATAGATCGATACGACTGACATTCGCAGAGGATTCCAATACGCCTAATTCAGACAGGATGCTGGAGAGATGTTTTTCTGCTTGTTCTGGTGTTTTATAGGTTAGATACTCACTAGAAAACTTTACATAGGCCATCGGAACAGCTTTATCTGGACGCGATAATTGAATGCGAAAGGCATTGTCCTCTAACACGTAATTAAACATGGAAGAGCCTTTGTCTTTTACCTCAAATAAATGATCCCCGACTTTGATTTGAGCCTTAGCTTGTTCTAGTGGGTTTTCTGATTGTGCTTGAGTTTTGAGTTGCTTAAGTTGTGCATTGATGTGTGGGTGAAGATTCCCTTGATAAGAGAGATATAAACTATCTACACCCCATCTTAAAAACTTAACTTCACCATTAATGCTGTTATTAGTAGCTGTGTTACTAGGCACCGCTACCGCTTCGCGGTCTCCGCTCTCGCCGCGCCCGAGCGCGCTGAGGTCGGCATCCCGTGAAGCGGTTTGAGGGTTTTGTGTGTTTTGGTTTTTCATATCCATTCCTTAATGGTTACCAGCGTCCCAAATTGGTTACTGGAATGGATATGTATTATTTACATCTAAAAATTTAACTCCATGCAGTCAAATTTAATTTGAGTGCATTGACACGCCGCCTGTCTTTTGGTAATTACGATAGCGTGCAAGTTGTTTAGTTACAGCATTAACATCCTCAATCCTGTTTTGCCAACGATCTAAACCTGCGGCATCACATAGGTCGAGTATCTCTTTGTGCGACAAGTCATCCAGCCAATCCAAAACCTCCAACATAGAGAATAAAAGATATAAACCAGGGTATCGAATCCGTCCGATCAAGTTTGGTTTAGCCTGATTGATGCCTAATTTTTCCAAGAACTCTTTTTCACCATCTGCTTGTGCTTTTTGATATCTCTCTTTGAAGTAAGGATGGGCGACAAGTAAGTTCCGATCAACTCTGACCGCCTTGCAAAATGCCTCGTCATCACCGTTAATTGCTTTAGGAACTAGGGAGACCATCTTTTCACCATGTGCCATCAATCCAAAATAGTTATGCAACGAAAGTAAAATATGAATGAACAAGAAACTTATTCTCTCTAATTGCTGCTGCTGCTCATGAGAAGTTAAAGATTCAAATAAATTTTTCTGAGCAAGTTCCTCTTCTGGGGTTTCAGGCCATTTCCCTAAAAGATCATTAATCCATAAGGGATCATTCAATAGCTCATCCGAAAAACTGACTACTTCTTGCAATTGAGCTGAAGGAGAAAGCTTTTTAAAATCGTCATTCCATTCCTTCAACCCTTCTTTTCCAAACAAAAATAGTAAAAGACATACATCAATTGTCATTTGGTCTTTATAAAAAGTGACGTAATAATCTAATTTGAGGTTGTCTTTTATTTTTCGAATTCGATCTGGCCAGACAAGCCAGCCACCATCATAAGCTTTGAATTCGCTAAAAATATCCAAATAATCTGGAGCGGCTTTTTTGATTAACTTAATGACTTGAGGCTTTAAAAGGCGTGTTTTCGTGGTTTTCAATTAGTCACCAAATACAAAATAAAGAAACTCAAAAAAAACTTAATTCCGCTTGTTCAAATCTAAGCTAATAATTCCAAAATTTAAAAGGAGAGTTTGTCTTAGAGACCACTTTAGCTTTTAAAGTCCTTCGGCATCTTGGATAGTTTACGCAACCCCAGAATTGATCTAGTCCCCCTTCTTTTCTTAATTTCATCTTTACTCCACATTTAACACAAGTTGGCGTAGTAAAGTCACCCGATGTTGCCAATAAAAATAATCTGTCCTGAGCTTCTTTAGATAAGGCTTTAATTTTAGCCAACATACTTTTACCGTCAATAAGTTCCACATTGTTGTCTTTAGCAAACTGAATGGCTGCTTGATTAAAATTACTTGTGGTAATGAAATATCCTTTGAGAATTTTTTCGTGAAACATTACGCCTACAAGTTCCCTAATCAACTTTACACCAATGACCCCCGACCAACTTTTGCATTGAACTAAGGCGGTTGATTTTTGTTGATCATTTTCATAAAGAAAAATATCTATGCCTCCATCGGCTCCAAGGGAAGTCTGCTTGTTCTTCATATTAATTTCGCTAAAATATGCGCTACAGAGATCTTCAAATCGCTTCCATTCAAGAGAGTAAAGAAGTTGGCTAGTCCATTCCCTTGAGATTGTCGTTTCAATAACTGGTTGCTCTAATAGCGAGACATGAGGTCTATTCGATGCAGTTTCTTGCGTTGAGACCAAAGGTTTAATAGTGTTATTGGCATTTACAATATTCTTAGAAGATGTTGCACCTTCTTGCTCCCTTGAAACGAAGTAAGCCAATAAAATTGTGAGGAACTGTAATAGACTTAACGGATAAGCGAACACTTGCAATAGCGTCCATATATACCAAAAAATAGTGACAATAAAACGATGTTTACCGCTAATAGCAATAGTAAAAAAAATAAAACCCTGCCAAGAAATTACAGCGAAGCTCATTCGACTCCCTCAACGACACATACAATATTTGATTGGTTATCTATAGCTTAAAAAAAAGCAAAAATCTTACCAATAAAAATTACATGCATAAGTCATTAGATTACATAGCAATTTTATGTAAGCGATTAGCAGTAAAAATATGCTCGGGTTGTTTATAACCTAAAACTGGTTAAATACAACCAATTATGGTTCTGATAGGATTTGAATATGAGTTGGACGCGACAATGACAGGTCACGACCCTTTTGGGACGATCAACTTTCTTATAAGCAGATAAGCTAAGGGACCGAGGCACGCTGTCCCAGATATCGAAACGAACGACTTGAGCGACTTTATTGATACATAACGTTTAAATTAAAGGGCTGGCTTTGGTCGGCTAGTAGTAGAAATAGGATGAATTAAACAACTAAAAAATGGCCTCAAATCCGCATAGAATATAGATAAACAGCAAAATTAAATAAACTTTGATTTCTGGATGATTTAAGGGGTAAATTACGCATTAAATACATCAATAACTAAAATAAATCGGATAAATAATTAGTATTTAATTACCAAAGTCATTAGCATAAAAGACTTGCTTTGCATGCGCAACAGAGCGTTAATGTGTCATCAAATAAACATTAACGAGGTGATTAAAATGGGTAAAAGAACAGATGCATTATTAGAATCAGAGCGCGAATATCAAACTAAAGTTTACACAGACTTTGATGCTGAAATGTCAATGCAAACGCTACCAAGCAGAATGCTAGCTCAAGTAATAAAAGGTGAAATTGATTTAAATGCGCTGGCTAAAGTAATATTAGCTAATCGCGGCCAAGACCAAAATGGCAACTGGGTTGGGTTCGATAAAGCCAAGCAAATACACGCTATTTAAACAATCATTAAACACCATTTGAAGCCGCTTTAAAGCGGCTTTTATTTTGTCCTGGTCAAATACCATAATTAGCTATCAGCAGCTCAGTCACGGGCTTGTTGCTTTGCATATTAACGCTGTAGCTGGTTTGCACTTCTTTAATAAAATAACCATCAAAAAGCGTCCGAATTTGAGCCACATTATTGATGCTCACAAGCCATTTACCTTGGCAATTAATTAAAACGTCTCTAAGCCGCTCAAAATCGGTTTTATCAAATAAGCCTTTGCCATAGTCAGTTTCGCAATCCCAATATGGCGGGTCGATATAGAAAAACACACCTTTTCCATCGTAGCGTCTAATTAGCTCATGGTATGGCAGATTTTCAATGCTCACACGGCTTAAGCGTAGGTGCGCCTCGCTTAAATCCTCTTCAAGCCTGAGTAAATTTAAACGCGGCTTTGAGCTGTTGGCCACACCGTAACATTGGCCCACAATCTTTGCACCAAAAGCATTTTTAACTAAGTAATAAAATCGCGCTGCGCGTTGAATATCAGTCAGCGTGGTCTCATCGACTCGTTGCAATCTATCCCACTCATCACGCGAGACTAAGCACCATTTAAAGTAACGTACAAACTCTTCAAGATGGTTTTGAATGACGCGATAGAGCGTGATTAAGTCGCCGTTGATGTCGTTTATCACTTCAACTTTGCTCGGCTCTTTACGAAAAAGCACCCACGCAGCACCTGCAAACACCTCTACGTAACATGAATGTTTAGGTATTAAAGGGATGATAGTGCTGGTGAGTTTCGATTTACCACCGACCCATGCCAGTGGTGATTTTCTTTGTATTGCCATGATTGATCCTATATTTAAGTATAGGTGCTCATGGCACTCTGAAATATTAACTGCTTACGGCAGTTAGTCGGTCTTTTAGGTTATGGCACATAGACACACGCACCCAGCTTTTGCATCCATCCCAAATTCGCCGCTGCGCTATTTGGTAAGGTGTTGGTACAGGGAGCTCTCTACCGGCTTTACTAACCAATCACTAATCCGCTTTGGAATCTACGAGCATTCCGATTCTCTGTCCTTAGCGGGGATGGCTTTCACCTTCGCGTTACTATGTACCCACATTACTAGCTACTTATTGTTCCGCTATTTTTCAAGGCATCCCGCCTGCTAGAGTTAAATAGCTAGTAATGTGAATGCCCTGATAGATATTTAACACGGGCCATGCTCTGCATCTTTAGGTTCTATCAGACCTTATATTATTGAAGGCTTTGCAGCGCCCTCTCTCGGGTATTCTATGCTTCTTTAATCACCAAATATCGAGTGCTGGTGATATAAGTCTCTTGGCCTGTAATGTCGCACGGGTTATTTAAAACCTGTTCACCGACCAGCACATCTGGCTCGCCACCGCTGCCTTTATCCCATGTTTGCACAAGCACTTTATAGCCAGCTGTGTCTGCGTTCTCAATTCGTACTCGTTTTGTCATGATTGCTCCTAAAATTGTTAATGTTTCCGCACCTTGGGCATTTAATACTGAGCTGCTTTACTTCACCCTCGGCTAGCTTTTTGTTGCATTTACTACACCTAAAATCTACTCGGTACTGCTTATCCTTTGTGTTGCTCATACGGTCACCCTTATAATGACCTTGCCGACGTCGGCAGCAGGGTCTTTGGTTGATCCGTAGTCTGTTTACGGTGAGACGGGTTTTTTAGCGGTTGCTGCCGCTATTGCACTCGCCCTGTTTTATTCACTTCTATATTCTGTCGGCAGTTGCCGCCTTTTTTTCTCGCTGCTATAAGCCTCTTGGCAGTGATTTTTTTGCCAAAAAAACACACTATTGATCACTTTAACTGCGATAAAAAACCGTCTTTTTTTGTGCTGATTGCGCCATGCGCGGGCACTTAATGACTCATCTGCCCAGCCCCATAGTGCGGTATTGATAAGTTGGTCTATTGCCAGCAAAATTTGCACTTTATTGCTGTGTAACAGCAATATTGCAAGTGCTATGAGTAAAAGTATCATCATGCTGGGTACGCGGGCATCATTGCCACGGCCTCTGCTGGTGTGAGCATGGGTGAAGTGCCTGCAATCACTTGGTCTCTATAATCATCTGCCGTCACCCAAACGCTTACCTCCCAATTACCAAAGGTTATTGCGGTGGTTTGATAGGCATTTTGCCAGCCCGCATACTGAATAACAGAGTCGCCACCGCTAAAGCCAAGCTCGCGTGCTTTAGTATTTATCGCGGCTTGTAGCGCAAGGCGTACTTGCTCAAACTGGGCTTGCAATGTTGGAGCAGGCGGGTTAATAGCAATTGGCAAACCAGTGTTATCATCAAAAACGATGTTTTTACCGATTTTGTTATCTGCCATGAGCGCTGCATGCTGTGCATCTGTTATTTCAATGGCATCTTCAGGCCGCGTGCTATGAATCTGATCATTGTAAAAACCACTGTTTAATTTAGAAAAATACCACATACGTGCTCCTAGTTAATTGTACCAATCGCTATCCAGCTAAATGATGCAGATGTATCTTTATATAAACTGAAACTGCTCCCCCCATTTAAGCCGGTTACCCACTGGTTGCTAAATATGCCAGTTGTTTGAGTTGCGTATGCGCTGGCTGTTACGCTAATCACCACATCAAATGCGATTGGATAATTGACGGTAATGACTCCAGTGCTGGCCGATGAATGTAAGCCAAATTGCAATACAAATTTCTTTTTTGTGTTAGTTACTGCGTCATAAAACGGGAATATCATATAGCCCGGATTCGCGGCCACGCCGGCAGCGATTGCAATAGACTTTAATGCCTGCAGTAGTTGCGCATTATTGGCTTTGTTAAGCGTAATGCCTGCCGCTTCAATAACGTTAACTATTTCAGCTTGCACCGCATTAAGCCAAGCAGCATCTACAATACTTGCTGGTGTTGAAGTAGATGGATTTTCATTGACGAAAGTATTGTTTAAGTGGCCTGCGCCATCAGTTTTGTGCATAAAAAACCTCTCCACCGACACCGGTGATATCTTCAAACCATAAGTAAACATGCGCTTGCTTAAATGCTGCTAGCGCATTAAAAATAATGTCTGGATTAACAACTGTTTTGTAGTATCTGACACGTAAAATAAATCGTGACCGTGCGCTGTATAGGCGGTCACCTGCTTTGCTACCCGCTCTAAATGGGCCAACCAAGTGATCAATCTGCACCAATGGCACATTAAACTGTGTGCTATTAACATTGGCTGAAAATAAGCGGTCGCCTGCTTTACTGCCTGCTGTAAAGGGTTTGCGCGGTATGCTTTCTACCACGCCCGCATCTTGTAGGGCTTTTAAGGCCACGGCACGGTAGGCATCGATATGCCAGTTTGATTGTGCTGGTTTATGCAGCTCAATGGCGCGATCCATCACCATCTGCAAATCACTCTCAAGGCGATATGGCTCTTGCGCAAAGGCCATCATCAAATAATCGCCAAAGCCGGATTCTGTCCACTTCCATGCGTCGCCCGGTGGCAGTAATGCCAGCATCGCATCGGCAAATTGGCGTGCGGTATGTTTGATAAGCTGCATCATACGAAGCTTAAGCCTCCGAGCACTAGCACTTCACCTGCTGCAACGCTGATATTAGCCAGCGGTGCATTGCGCACATATTGCGTTGTTACTGTTGCGATTGCTGCATCAAGTTCGGCCATTAGCAACACAGATGTTTCTGAAAACTCAGCCAATATGACGTTGTTAATTGCCGTGTTGATTGCGGCGCGATTAGGTGCGGTATCTACTGCAGAATCTAGGTCTAATGTGATGTTGACTATTTTTGGCGTAGGTGCGCTGACATAAATATCTGCGGTAGCTGGCGCAACGCCCGGGCTGGCAAGATAAGCGGTAACAGCATCTAGCACCGCCTGAGTGGGTAATCTATCAACCAAATTGTTGCATATTGGCCTAATGACTACGCTGCCAAGGCCAAGTGTATGTGTTTGTACCAAGGCAGCGCTTACGCTTGGGTGTGCTGACTTTGCCCATGCTTTATAGTCATTTATTTTGCCGCTGCGTGCGCCTTGGCTCACCACAACTTGCCACTCATCCACCACGCGTGCACGCCAAGCGTGTACATCTTCCAAATCTGCGCCGCCTGTTAATCCGCTTGAAGCTACTGTTGCGTTACTATCTACACCAGCAATTGGGTCAACAAGCGTTAATACTTGATTTGCTGATAAGTTGGTATTTGCACCTGCTGTAGTGCAGGTGACCGAGATATTGTTATTGCCAGCTGCTAATGTGCTAGCGACTGAGGTGATGTAATCAAAGCCGTTGTCACCTCTAAAAACCGCACCTGCGAGCACTATAGCGCCTACGTTGCCCGTGACAATTATTTGACCGCTAGATGGAAAATCAGTGAGACGATTGACGGCATACAAAGCAGCCCAATCATAAAGGCGCTCTAAATCACAAGTAAGTGGCGAGCATTGTGCATCTACCCACTCTACATGACCATGTAAGCTATGAATAACTTTAGCCCAAGTGACAGCTAAAGCATCGCGTAGCGCAGTGACAAAATCGGTTAAGTCAGACTCGATACGTGTTTTTAATTGTGTAAATGTCGGTCTAACGTAACTCATTTTGCTCGCTTTAATTAGTCATCGAACCACCTGAAGTCCCAAGTGCTATCCCACACGTACATGCCTGTTGCATCAATAGTTGCTTGATCTGGCAAGGTGAAGCGGGATAACTCAAAACGTATGCCATCATATAACCCTGCAATGTCGAGTACGACACGCGAAACGTTTCGCAGTCTATCGTCATAGGTTTGTGGTAAGACTTCGATAACATGTACATCTGTGAGTAGTGGATCTTGCTCTTCAAGCGCGTGGGCAACCATATTGAGTGTTTCTAGCCGTGCAGCATCGCTTAACGCTTGGCGCCGCACATACCATAGCCCCGTGCCAAGCTGTGGATCAAACCACCAGCCGCGTTGGTCTAGCTGGTCATCCACTCGGCCTTCAGGCGCGCGTTGATCAGTAAACAATGTGGTGTAGATAATGGTGAGCAGCCGTACCTTTTTAATATCATCGTCTTTGGTTTCATAAGCCAAATCAAACTGGCCGTCGGCTGTTGCAATGATTTTAAGCATGATTAAATCTCTGGTGGCTGGTGGTTATGATGTGGTCGAGGCTGGTCGTTATCTTGCCAAGTTTCAACACCTAAGCCGTCCCATTTTTGGCCTTGGCCGTTTACATCAAATTTATATTCGCTGTCGGCGTGTAACTTGATTTTATCTGCGCGCACTTCAAATGTTTTGCTGGTTTCTATCAGTATGCGGTCACGCTTGATATGTACTTTTTGACCCTGGTCGTCATGTAGTGCCACCTCGCCATCTTCTAGTGTTAGCGTGTAGCGTTTGTCGCCTTGCACTAAGCATAATCCATGTGTGCGGTCACCCGATGGAAATACAATAAAAGCTTGGCAACCTGACTTAGGATGATAACTGAAGCCGTAAGGCTGAATTCGGTCAATATTGTCTAGCACTTCAGCGTCTAGCGCTTTCACTTGCACTTTATGCGTAGTAATGATCACGCCAGTGGCTTGCGCAATAACGAGCTGTAATCTATTCCAGATTTGATTGATCATACTTCACCACTTTTTTAGCTTTACGTTTTGCCGCACTTTTTTTCTTGCTCTGCTCAGCTATACCAACAAATGCGTTGCGATGCATGACGGTCATGTGGGTGAGCGTGCCTTGCTTGTCATCTTGGCTAAAGTGCAGATCACCGATTAACATCACGCTGTCAATATTTTCGGTTGGTATGACCACGCGCACTTGGGTATTGATCTGCCAAGGCTGCCAGTTGCCAGCAGTCTCATGGCCCCAGCCGACCAGTGTTAGTTCAATGCGGTGCGCTCTGGCCAACCTGCGGTTACGCTCAAGCTCGGCGCGCCGTTGCAGCGCGCCAAGTGCGTTACCGTGTCTGTCAGCAACAATATGCATTGGTCTAAAGTAACTTAGGCCCGCATCAATCATCACACCTTTGCGAGAGGTGTTGGCTGCGTAATCAAAACTCTTGACGTAATACTCGCTAAAGCGCAAACGGTACTCATCGGTAACCGCATAAGACTTGATATTGTCGCCAAGTACCAGCGTGGCCACTGGGGCATTGTTATCTGGCTCGGCAATTTTTAAACCACCATCAGGCAATGAGTAAATAAGCACATTACCTGCGCGTGCCGCATTTAAAATCGCATTGGCTGGGCTTTCAGCCTGCATAGAAAAATCTGGCACCAGCGGCGTAGTTTTAGGCGCATTTAAAGGCACTTTAAATAGCGTACAAATGCGCTTCACAATCTCGCCAAGCATCATTTTTTTTAATGTGATGCTGTATTGGCAATCTATCAATTCACGCGCCAGCGATCGTGCGCTAAAACGCACAGTATGTGAATCAGCATCCACATTGCGAGTGAGTATATCGGCACGCACTGTGCTGATGAGTAAATTGTTTAAGTATATTTGCGCCACAGAGTTGGCATCAAGTTTGATATGGTTATCGTCACCTGTGGTAGTCAGACCCAAATCAACACTAGTGGCGAGATCATCAATGCTGGTATGAATACTGACTTGCTGCCAGTATGCATATTTAACGCCATTTAAGCGCACCTCAACAACATTATCCATATACAGTGCCTTGCACAAACAGCGGATGTGCAACATTGTTTTGTGCGTTAAAACTGGCCTCATCTATGCCCATTTGATAAGCAAGCACAACAGCAGGCAATGGGTTAACAACGCTGCGTGATGTAGTTGGTGTTAAGTCCTGATCTAGCAACACATCAATTAAAGCTGCTCTAGCATCAATGGCTTGGTTAAATACATCATCACTCATGCTTGGCAGCTGCGTATCAATCGCCTTAATCACTTTAACCAGCACTAAGTCACGGCTTTGTGCATCAGTGTAATCTGCAATGGCGAGCTGTGCGGCACCTGCCACAAGTAAGTTAGTGCGCAGCGCAGCATCTGCCTGCGCATTTAATTTAAAATTGGCATTGAGTGCCTCTGGCGCTGTGCTTTTTTCAATATCTGCTGGGCTAAGCGCTGAGTTAATAATGCGTGTTACCGCATTGGCACGGGTGCTGCTGGTGATGTTGCCGATAAAATCTGCACCAGTGACCACACTATCCACCGCGCTCAATAATGCATCAGCATACTGTTGCGGCGTTTGCAGCAGCGTTGCAATTTCTGTTTTGACTTCGGTAATGAGGCCAAGCCCGGCATTGACCCATTGCAGTGGTAATGAAGCCACTGAAATAGCCTTGCGTATATGCTCAATGTGCTGCTGCGCCTCTGCCACATAAGCGGTGAGCGTGTTGTTATTCATCGGCTGCAAGTCAAAGTCATCAACTATGGCTTGGCTGAGTGCGTTGGTTTTGTCGATTGCCACATCCACTTTATCTACTGCAGGTACGCTAGGTGCACGGCCGCCTGGTACGAAGGTTATCTTAATTGTACAGAAACCGCCTTGCTCATTGGTTTCTGTGCGTGACCACTCATGCGCACGCACCCACACTTGACCTAGCCACGGATGTTGCAACCAAGCTGCACCCGGTATATTTAGCTTGGCATTAAAGCCGTTTGCTTCTAAATCATAGTCTGGCCCTATAAAATAAGCGCTAATGCTGTAGTCATTCGACTTGTTGCCGAAGTCTTCTATTTCAGGATCGTCGCGTTTTGGATATTCATGCACCACAAGGCGGTGACCATAGCGCGTATCATGGTCGTCGGTGAGGAATTCAAAGCCGCGAAATGAAGCTTTTTTTAAACGATCTTGCCAAGCCATTATGGAATACCCCACACACTGCCTGTTTGTACCCAATTTTTAACTGGGCCTGCAGTATTGGTTGTTTGTGATGTGGCTTTAAGGCCATCTGCCAGTTGCACTTTTACAGTAGTTTCGACTTTAGCTGGCTCAGTTTTAAACGTTTGCATAACCGCATTTCGAGCCTCTTCGCTAAACGGTAACATGAGTGAAGCTGCTGCAAACCCTATACCATTGCCAATGCCTAAGCCTGTTTTTTTATCAAAAGCCTCAATAGCAGGGTTAATTACTTTATCACCGAATTGAAACCCAGCAAATGCAGCGGCGGCAAGCGGTACTACCCTTGCAAGGCCTGATAAGCTGCCAGTGATTGTAGAAGCAACCCCAGCTAATCCGCTTGCACCACTGGTGCCAAGTGCAAGGCTTGCCAACCCTGATGCTGTAGCAACAGCCGTTAATCCAGCGGTGGCCAATGTGCCTGCGCCAAGTAAAAATGGGTGTTTTGTAGCTAACTCTTCAAAGTTATCAGCTACTTTGCCAATCGTTGGTGTTAACTCATCCATCGCGGTTTTTTGCGCTGCCGCTGCTGCTTGCTCTGCCGCGCGCACCTTTACGCTGGGAATTGTTTGCATAAACGCATAGTTGCTATCATTAGCGCCAAATTCAGTACGGTTTTTACTTACCTCTGTATTTACTCGATCTACAACAGATTTGTTGCGCATGCCCATCAATGCGCCTACTGCCTGCATGTCTTGAAAATATTTACCGATGGTTGTGCCTTCCGACAGTGCAGTAATAGATTTTAAAATCTCTTCTTGCTGCGTTCTATCTTTTGTTGATTGCAGCTTGGTAATCGCGGCTTTCAGTTGAGGGTTCTTGGCAGCTTCTTTATCAATTAAGCCCATCCACGCATCAACAGCATCTACGCCTTGCATGCGTTTTTTCATTAAGAAGCCAGTTAAGTCTGTGCCAGTTTGTTTTTCAAAATCCTTAGCAGTGTCAGAGCTAGATAACTTGGCCAGCAAGTTACGCACATTGTTACCAGCTTCGTCAGTAGTGCCGCTAGTCAGAATAGCGGCTTGGTTCATGGTGAGCACTTTTTGCAAGCCATTCAAGCCTAGCATGCCAGATTTACCTGCTAGCGGTAATTGCTGTGCTAACCATTTAGCCTGGTCTTTAATTTCAAAACCACCCGCTTGGCCAGAGGCTGTGACCATATTAAGCGCGGTTTTAAGCTCGCGGTCATTAGACACAATGCCTTGACCAACTAACACGCTAGACAAGTTTGCAATATCTAATGCGTTAGCGTTAGCACCGGTGGCGGTGCGCATGACTGTAGGTAAAAACTTGATTGACCTATCATAGCCAAGCGTGCCTTTAGCAATTAAAGCGTCTAGCGCTTCAGCGGCTTGATCGCGCGTGCCACCTCCTACACCTGATTGAACAGACCTATTAATAATGGCCTCTAGTTCTTTCATGCCACGTTGTTTGCCAGCCAAATCTCGTCCAGAAAAGGCCGTGTTTGCCATACCAGCCAAACGCTCATCAAAGCTCATGGCTTGATCAGCAGCACGCTTGATGACATAGCCACCTGCGGCAATCCCAGCTGTTGCAGTCATTAGACGATTTAACCCGCTATAGCCATCTTTTGCACCTTTAAGCTCATTTCTCAGCTCACGCAGTTTTTTAATCTCAGCGTCTTTTGCCCGTGCTAATTCGCGGCTACTTGCTAGCCCAGCCCGCGCTAATCTGTTATAAGCGGCCTCTGTTTGCTGCATTTCACGGCGCACCGCGTGCTCGCTGCGAATGCCAAGCTGCTCACGCGCCTGCGACATTTTTGCAAAAGCTTGTGTGCTTTTGGTTGCAAACTGCTCGTTATTGCGCAGCGCGTTTTTGCTTAGTCTATCCAGATTTTGCTGGACGGACTTAAGCCCGCCACTGGCGAGGTCTTTAAGGGTTAAGCGTAGTTCGACGGTGGTTGACATGGGTTACCACTTGCTACCAATTTCAGTGCCCTTTATATAGTAAGTGCCTGCATATTGAGAGTTAGTGCCGATGTCAGGCACCACAATAAACAAGCCTGCGAATTTACGTTTTGTCTTGCCTGCTTGCGGTATGTCGCGCACATTTTGGTCATAAATTTCGCCGATTGTTAAAGGCACATTAAAAAATGTATTGTAAACACGCTCAATAATCTCAGGATATGGACACCAGTCGGTATGGAATTGGCTATAAGCGCAGTTAGTAGCGAGCGGCGTTGTATATGTAGAGCCAACTATATACACTTCATTGCCCGCAACTTGTCTAACAAAAAATGCTTTTTTCTGTCCTGCGGTTAATCCTAAATCAGCCCATCCACCCGCTGGTGCAGTAATTACCACGCGCTTCTCTGGCAGGTTTGTAGAAAATGGAATATGTGGCGCAGTGCTTAAAGTGAATTTTACTTCGCCAGTTGTATGCGCCCCAACACCTGCGGCTGATATTGTGCCTGTTGTAGCATTCCCGCCTGCGTTGTCGTTCGCATAAAAATGTACGCGACCATAACCGCCTGCGCCATCATGAGTGTTTAAAATCGCAGGTATTAAGTACCTAGTTACATCCCAGAATGATTTTTCGCTTGTAGAAGCGCCATGTGTCCAGTTGTTTTGTTGTAAAGCGTATGAGTTTATATCATCAGCCGCACCTATTAAGCTATGCTCACCAATCATCACTTTTGGTGGGTGCGTGCGACCATACCATGCACTTGTTGTGATGTATTTCGTCATTGCAAGTATCGTATCTTTAATGACCCTCATACTGCCTTTTTCAACTACGCCAGCGTACCCGTTTGTCTCGCACAATTCTTTATGCAATGCGAACGTGCCATTGTTGAAAGTGTAGTTATTGTAACCAAAGCCACCTAAATACTCACATGCTTGTTTTCCCGTGCCACCATCACCTTCTACCGAGATTGTGCTTGCCGCGCTTGCCAATAAAAAGCCTGTGAGAGTTCTACGCCCTTGGTCACTAGTGTCAGATGTCACTGTGGTGAGTGGGCAGTATTTTTTAAATATTTTATTCACGTATCTTGCAACACGCGCAAACTCATTTTGACCGTTCGTTAATTGAGCACCAGCGGTTAAGCTGTCAGATAAAGCTTCATTGCTGATTTCAACATTATCTAAGGCAGGGTGGCCTTCTAAAATTCGGTTTAATGCACTGGCTACTAACACTTGACCGTCTGTAAACGTACCTGAGCCACCAATTGCGGTTACGTTTAAAGTGCCAACACCAGTAACATTGTCATAAGCCGTTACATTACCAAATACAAAGTTTGCAGGGTTGGTAATACTACGGATTCTTAAATAATTGTTAGTAGTGTATAAACGGTGCGTTTTTGTGGTTGTAAATGACTTTGCACCTAAGCTAACAGAGATTGATGTCGTTGTGTTTTCGCCATCAAATAATTTATATAAGTAATCTACTATTGCCTGTTCATGTGCCGTTGTGTAGCGTGTTTCAACACCAATTTCTATACGCCAATTAGCATTGGCGGATGTACCAACGTTCGTAGTCATGTTGGCAACAAGTTCACCTGTCGCGTCATTGTAGGAGGTAACTGTGCCTCGCATATTCAATCCTCCAGAGTCTCCTTGCTTGTAAGCGTAAACAGCTAACCCTGGTGTAATAGTTTTACCTGTAGGTATAGTAAAGGTCTTAGACCCTGTTCCCCCTGCAGTACTGGTTGTAGATTTATAATTACTCTTAATTAGAGAATTGGTAATGTCTTTTGCGCTGAAAAGTTGCAGAACCCAAGTAACAACGCTATCTTTTGCGTACCAAAAATCCATAGTGCGCAACCAATTGTGTAGAGCCTGAACCCCTATAGCCGCGCCACCTTGCGCATAGAAGTCGTATAACTGACTTACACCTGGCCTATGATTTCTAAACGAACCTAACCATAAAGAAGTATCTAATAATTCTTTACCCGCATCGTTTGATGGAGTTGTGTCATAAGTAAGTTGCGCCTCCACATCATTAAATTGACTATCTCCAAGGTGGTTAATAGGCCATCCTATGTAACTACCACCTAAATTAGCGCGCGTTAATACAATGTTTTTATGTGTAACGATTGCATTTTTTGGTAATGTTCTGTAGTTTGCCATAATTAAGCCGCCCTTCCGTTAGTAATGTTTATAATGCGCTGTGTGGTATTATTGTCGCCTAAATAAACTTGTCCTACTGGGCTTGTAGCATCTGTGATGAAGGTAGGCGCACCTGCCTCCACAGATACGTTAGCAATCAAACCACTTAAGTCATAAAGTTGATAAGGTACACCAAATATTTTAGGGTGCGCTCCCTTTGTGATAGCATCTAATTCAGCTATTGATAATCTATCTTCAATAATCATCACCCGCGCTACATCCATCACGGCCGCTGACCCTGTGCCGGGTCTAATAATGAACTGTAGATTCTGATAATTAGTTTCAGTCAAGCCACCACTAGTCATTGTCGTGCTTGCTACGGTAGGTACAGAGCCGCCAAGCCCTCTGCGCACCGTATAATCACCGACCCCACCAGGCGTGCCGCCTGTTTGCGCGAAAATGTAATGGTCACTACCAGAGCTAACAACTGCCCCAATCTCAATTGTTCCACTCACCATAGAGGTTACATTTAGAGTGCCATTAGAGCCTCCTACAATACTGCCAATAAACTCAGCCGTTCCTGCATAGGTGTGGTTTGTGTGTTGGGCTCTAATGTTAGTTGGGCTGAATTTGTGTATAGCTTTACCAACAAGCAGTTTGTTGGCATACGTCAAACTACTACCACTGGCGACAATGTTGTCACCAACGAGCTGGGTGTCTTGAGTGCTGCCACCTACAATAAATGACCAAAACCAATCACTATCTTGCTTTACAGCCGTAGCCCCAAACAGTTCAGCCGAAGTGACATAACCGCTATCTGCCCCCGCTGAATAACAAAACCCTCGTGTGTTATTATTGGTCTCAAATTCAACGCCAATTCTCGAGGCTTTATTACCATCACCAATAGATGCCCCTGCAATGCCTAAACTGTAAAGAGGCTGGCCGCTACCGCCATTTTGAGCGGAACTTAATAACAAATGCCTGCCGTTGTAGCCTGTAATTGCTGAGTTAGGCAGCCGCGCTAAAACGGCTACGGTATGTCGTCTAGGCAAGGTAATTGGCGTTGCCGCACCTATGCGCAAAGCATTGGCGTTACCATTCAATCTGGCAAAGCCTAGCCTGCCATCCGCGTAAATATCGCTTTTTGCAGAGCCAACTTTTTGCGCTACAGTTTTAACATAGTTAGGTGTAGTTGCCGCAATGATGTAAGCCGAACCCTCCGCGCCATCATTAATAGATACAGTTTCAGTCGTTGTCGAGGTGACAATTGCAGGCGTAGACCAACTATTTAGAGATTGTGAGTCGCCAATTCCACCTTGCGCGGCTGGCGCTTTAACAGTACCAACAAGTTTAATAAAATCCGTGCCATCGCAGTAATACTGCATGAACATTTTAGAGCCGAGTGCAGCACCTGTAATTGTTTCGCCATGCAAGGTCACTGAGTACCCACCGCTACCGCCTTGCACGAACTGGTACAAGTAGTAAGTGTCTGCCACTGGAGTCGCGGGATTGCCTATGATTGTAGTATTGGCTGATAAAGTAATAGTTGGCAAAGTAACAAAGTTGCCACTAGTCTGTTGCAGATTCTCAAGCTTGGTTTTTTCTTCGTTTGTGTAGTCGTTGCTCGATAAACCCTTGCCGCCCACTGCATTTTGTTTTTGTGCCAAAGCCGTGGCTTGTGATGCAATCGTTTGTTGCGCAGAAGATAAGCTGCTTTCTAACGCAGTAATTTCAGTTTTTGCAGTGGCGAGCGCCTCGCGCAGCTTAGTAACTGGTATTTTGCCGTTGCTGGCGGGGGTGAGTGCTGCGTCGATATTGCTCATTGGGCTCTCCTGTTAATCTACAAGAGAGCTTACGCCCGCGCGGGGTTTGTAATGAGGTGCGAAACGTTTCGCGGTGGGTGGTGCTGAGATTAGACGAATGTTTTACCTTCATGCCAAGCTGCTTCTTTTGCCCAAATAAACAGCTCAGGTAGTGGCATTTTTTTAACTTGATTTAAGTCTTGATGTAGCCCTCTGGCAACAAGGGCAACGGCAATCAAGACTCTTGATCTTTTTTTGCTGCGATAGCTAATGCCTCGTCTGGGTCTTTTATACCTTCTGTGCCAAGTTCATTTTTAATCATTTTCATGGCGATTTCATCTGCAGCATAATAATCGCTTACATGCAGCTTTTTGATGATAGCTTCATCTGTACCAGTTAAGCTAGCAATAAGTGCAATGGTTTGGGCATGCATGCCACGTAAATCAAACGATATTAAATCTTCTGCGGTAGCGTGGTCTTTAAAAGTGAGTTTTGAGATCTCAGTTTTTTCAAGTTTGATTGGTTTTTTGAGGTTGAGGGTTTTCATGGTTAATCTTCCTTTTGTTTATAAACCTAGACGATACGCAACAGTAATGCGCCAGATCACACCAGTTGTGGCTGGTGCCACCACTGTGGTATTAGTACCAATTGCGGTAGCGGCCATACCTTGCGACCCAAAATCCATTTCACGCACTACATCTGAACCTTGAGCCTCTGCCCCCGCCGGAAAGTTAATCACGGGTGATCCCGGTACATTGGTTGTTGTTAATAACACAGGTGCAGCAGCTGCGGTTAAGGCGGCAGCATTAAACTTAACAACCTGTACAAAATCAATATAGTGTCGCAGCCCAGCCACCAATGGCACAGTTGCGGTGACCGCTGCACCTGATACACCCGTGGCTGTTACTAGCAAGGTTGCTGATTTTTGATCTCGCACATAAGGGCTGAGCGCTTGTCTATCATCTGCGTTGATTGTGACATCAAGTGTGCCAGCAGCGTATACGCTTAAACGCACGCGCACTTTTTTTAGCTGAGCCACGCATACCGATAATACTCTACGCACTGATGCAGCATTCACAGCTTCTAGCAGCAAGGGCTGTGCCGCTAGAGGTATAGTGCCAGCGTTGCAAAATTGCGGAATCGGAAAAGCCAACAGCGCGCCATATGTTAAGCCATCTACAGAGCCTTCAATCACATATGTTGCATTGAGCGTGCCGCCGCCGCCATCTAAAAATATAGTTGCGCTCTCATCACCATTCACATCAAGCACCACTTCTGAGTTGATGCCAGAAATAGAGCCAAACTCACTTCTCTGCTCAAAATGTGGCATAAAATCGCCAAGTAGATTTCTCAATATGCTCATATGTTTGCCTTAGTTAAGTATTTTGTATGCCACTTTAAAGTCACCTACGATTGGGCCTTGGGCGGTTAAGTGAAAATCAATGCTGCCATTGTTGGCTTGTGCATTAATTTGATAGTCTGCGAGATCATCTAAGTCATGGTCATCGTTTAGTAGGAGTTGTGCGTCAATAATATTCACGCTGGTTACCGCTGCATCAATACTATTAATTGTGCATTCGACATATTTTGCGGGTGAAATATTGAGTGTCACTATTGTGTGAGCTATAAAACCCGTGTCACCTTTTAATCCTTGCGCACCAGTTAAGCCTTGAGGACCCTGTGGGCCAGTGTTACCAGTGTCACCTTTTAAGCCCTGTGGACCTTGTGGTCCCGTATCGCCAGTGTCACCTTTTAAGCCTTGCGCACCAGTTAAGCCTTGAGGACCCTGTGGGCCAGTGTTACCAGTGTCACCTTTTAAACCCTGTGGCCCTTGATCACCAGTGTCACCTTTTAAGCCTTGCGCACCAGTTAAGCCTTGTGGACCCTGTGGACCAGTGTCACCTTTTACCCCATGTTTACCAACATTAATGCTGGTGACTCGGTTTGTACTGCTGCCAGCATTGCGTACAGTGAGCGTGCTGTGTTTACCGATTATTTTGCTCACGCGTACTGGCTGTGACTTTTTAATAACGGTAATCATGGTGTGCGGCGTGTATAGGTTTTAACCAGCTTGATACTAAATGCTTCGGTGTAGATCGGTGCGGCGTTAATAGTGTAAACAAGGTCTGCAAAATAATCACCTAGCGGCAGCGCTTCTGTATCGAGCGCGGGGGTTAGTGTGTATTGCCCTAGTGCAGCGTTGGTGATAGTGCCAACAAATTGATGCACGGCGTTGCCGTTTTTATCGACTACATCAGCCTTAATGGTAACACCAACCAATGAGGCAGGTGTTTTACCGTCTGCCTCAAAGTATTCTACCGTGGGCGAAAATAACTCACCGCGCTTGACCTCGACCACTTGCATTAGGCAATTTTCTCGCTAGTGTTAGCCATGATGCTAATTTTGCTCTCACCATTTTCAACGCCAACAGCATCCGTCACAAAGGCTTGGCTAAGCATATGCACGCTACCATCGGCTAGACGCACTGTGACATCTTCGTCTTTGATAGCATTGAGAGCCACTACATCTACCGCACTTAGCAAGTTGATATTTAGATCAAGCTTGGCTGGTGTGCTGGTTTCAATGTAACCACCATCGGCAGCAAGGCGGCCACCTTTATGCTCGCGCTTGGTGCCGCTTGGTGTGAATGAGCCGGGGTTTTCTGCCAGTGGCAACTTACCAATGCTTGGTACGCTTACCGTGCGGATATTATAAATTTGTGCCATGATTGAATGCCTTTTAAATAATGTTTAAAGTATGTTTAAACTTAAACCAACGGTACTGCAGTGCGGAACTGGTTAATACCCGCAATGTTGTAGAATGGGCTTAAGAACACGGGCGTATCAAAGAAGTCAAAGCGGCTTTGGTTATCGCTATTTTGTTGAACGATTAAAGTCGATTTGTAATAGTCTTTGTTTTGGCACCAGCCAAGGTCGTAGCAGAACTTATGCTCGTACAAGCTGAGTAATTTGATTTTAACGCTGTCTTCAGTGGTGATACGCAGACCAGGACGATAGCCTTCATCATTTTTAGCTGCAGCTGTGCCAACAAAAGCTTTGGCCAACTCAATGCGTTGGGTGTAGCGATAACGCTCTTGACGCTCTGCAGCGTTAATATCAAGCCAAGCGCTATCGGCGCTGCCATCTGGCCGCACCTGGTACATTGAGATTAAGCGCTTAATGTAGCAGCTACCATCTTTTGCCACTTCCATAATCGACATGCCCTTAAACAGCAAGCTGTTGGCTTGTGTCCAAGTAAAGTAGCTCAAGCCAATCAAGCCGGGCAATGCAATGCCTTCAAGACTTGTAACAGGGTTGTTGTAAAGTTTTGGAGCAGCTGCAGCTGCTAAAATCGCAGCAGATTCCCATGTGGATTTTGGGTTGATGCCTAAAGCTAGATCGCAAATGTGCTCATAGTTTTTAGTCTCGCCAAAAGCCACTGCGCCTGCATAGTCACCACGGTAAGTTGTGAATAAACGGAAGCCTGCTTGAATAGGCGGTTGATAACGACGGCGTTGTTCTGTATGCCATGCGGCCAGTGTTGCAGCATCACTAAAGCCTAATGCAACATAACGGTACCAGAACGTGCCAAGGATTGTTTCAAGATCACCTAATGCTGGATTACCGGCACCGCCAGTAAAGCCAGCAATGGCTACCACTAAGCTGGTAGGTGTTAACTCGCCATAAATATTGGTGCGCAAATCAATATCGTTGCCGCAAGTGCCTTTGTGTTTTGCTGTTAATGTGACCACTGCAGCTACAGCTGCGGCGGTGCATGGTACGTTAGCATCTGCATTAATAGCAGCTGTAATAGCCGTGGCAATTTGCGCAAGCGTCATGCTGCTAGTGACACCCACTTCAATTTTGTGGCCAGCGATATAGAGCGTGTAAACGCCACTGGCTGTTGCTACTGCGGTAGCTGTAAGCGTAGCTGTGGCTTGTACGCCTGCGGCGTTATCAGCGTACGGCAGCATGAATAGATCAAACACTTGATCCACCTTGCGATAAGCCTCTGCCATTTGGTGCAGCATAGAGCCTGCGCCTGCTTTGGTTTTAGCGTCTTCCACACTGCTGATACGTGTAATTTCACCCGCTGGTGCTGTGCCTGTGGCTAGTTTTTGGCCAACTAACAACATTGTGGGGATGGTGTCACCCAAGCCCGCTTGTGAACCGTCAATCTCAATTTGCACACCAGGATAGCGTAATGCCTCTGGAATGTAGTCAAATGGTAAACTCATGCTAATTTCTCCTGATATTCCGCTTTTTCAAATGGCGGTGGGTCTGGTAAATAATTGGTAATTTCTGCAACAAAGCTGTAAGTGTCTGCCCAGTAGATATCGCCCTCGGCATATTGCAGCACGCGCCCGCCATCGTAGTTAATGGCTTTGGTATCATCATGCGGGTAGCTGCCAAGCAGCTCAGTTTTAACTGCTTTGCGATATTGCAATAGCAAGTCGTCTGTTTCGCCCGGTGTGTGCACACGGGCATTTTCAATGGCAATCACCACATCAAAAGTGACTGTGATCTCTTCACGACGCTCGCCCAGGTGTTTGCTTTTTTCATTGGCACGCACCACCCAAGCAGCTGGCAATGGCAAAGCATCTGGGCGAATTTGCGCATACTCTGCAGCGCCTGCCACTTGCCTAAACCATAACGCATTAAAGCTTGGTGGCTTATGCTCAAGCTGTTGAATGATGGGCGTGAGGGATAGCATTATTGCCATACCTCATCAAAAGGCTGGTCTATCGGTTGATCTAGCGTAAATTCGTTATCGACATCTGAGTTAACGCGGTAGCGCCCAGTGTTGCTGGTGATGGTAATCACATCGCCCACAATTGGTGTGGCGGTAGGGTCAGCGGGTATAAGGTTAATCTCACCACGTGCGTGAGATTTAAGCGTTGCAATTGCGCCATCATAAGCACGTTGTACATCATCTGTCATGCGCTCTGCGCCTTGCAAATAGTAAAGCGCAATAGTTGAGGTTAAGCGCGCCAGCAAAGTTGTTTGTACCGTGGCTGGTATGCCGTAGGTTAAAATTAAAGCATTAGCATCTGCCAGCGCTTTATCAATGGCATCTAGGCCTAATTCAATCGCATCTTGATCTGCTTGCGTAAAGTCACCCATAGTACCGCCACTTATTGCAACACGTAGCGCATCATCTGGCGGCATGGCAATATCGGCGGGTATGGCGAGCTGTGCTAAACGACGTGCGTTTGAGCGTGCAAGCAGATCTATGCGGGTAGCGAAAGGCATGACAGATTATTTGCCTTTTGCTTTAGCCGTTGCTTTTTTAGCAGCTGCAGCTGGTGCAGGTGCTGGATCGGCTGGTGCTTGTTCAGCTGGTGCTGGTGCTTGTTCAGCTGGTGCTGGTGCTTGTTCAGCTGGTGCTGGTGCTGGATCGGCTGGTGCATCTGCATGGTTGCCGTCATCACCACCGGTGTTACCTGTGTCATCATCATTGTCACCCGTATCACCAGTGGCGCCGCCGGCTTCACCTGCCCCTACAACTTCAACTTCTAGCATTTGCTCTTCAAGCAAGCGTGTTGCTGTGGCATCATCCACCTCAACTTCTTTTGCTTCGTCGGTAAATTCAATACCACAGCGATAAAACTGTTTTGCACCAGATTTTGGGGCTACACGTACATTTAAAATTGGCATTGCAGATTCTCCTAAACTTTAGTTAAAACATGAGGCTCAATGCTGAGCCTCATATGTTGGTTAAGCCAATAGCGGCGTTACAATCACTTTTACGCGGTTGTAAAGCGCATTGTCTGCGCCATTTGCCAAGGTTTTAACCGTGATTAAGTTTTCTGCTGCAACACGGTTAGCTGGGCCAACTACAATGGTGTCTGGGATGATATTAAGCGGACGGTTGCCATCGGCTTTAATTTGCATCATCGCGTTGTAGCCAAGGTTAAAGTTTGTTGCATCTAATGCAGCTTTAGAGCCATATGCTAACTGCCAGAAACCATAGGCAGCTTCACCACGCCAACGGCCACCCCAGCTGAACACATCGGTGTTATACACCGTGTCAGAGTCAGTGTTAGTTTGGCTATATAGTTCGGCATTAGTACGCTCTTGCAAGTAAAACGCCTGTGGAGCGCGTTTTGTGCAAAGCAATACCCAAGGCTCTAATGCGCCCGCTTGCATATTGCTTACAGTTGCCGCTGTACCTGAGCCATCTTCGTTTGGGGCTACTGGGTGATCTGTATCAAAAAAGAATTGGCCGTCATAACAAATGGTCGAGAATGCTGCTTTAATTGCGCCAAAGATTAAATCGTTTTTCAGATCAACAACAGACTGGCCGAAGCTCTCAGCCACGTCGCCATACATTTCAAGGTTGTTATCTTCAAACGCTTCGCGTGGTACATCAAGCGTATTTTCAAACTTGCGGTTTGGCACGGTGTAAGCGCGCTCTTTAACCGTTTTGTGTAAACGAGAGCCTACCCATTCGCGGAATGCTGGGAATTGTGATAACCATGCGTAAGTGTTGCTGGCACCGCCAGAGCCAATACGCTTGGCAATTTGTTTCCATGTCTCTTCAGACATGCCCAAGCCTGCATTAAAGCGGGTTTGGATAGTGGTGTTAAACGCATTAATTTGCGCTTGGGTTAAAATTGTAGCTGCTACCATTTTTGATCTCCTAAAGTGATCTGATTAGTTAATTTAAGCTTGTGCTTGTTGTTTACGTGTTAACTCAGCCTGTTTGGTTTTAGCAAACTCTTCAGGCTTCACACCCATGCGCGAACACATCGCCAACTCAGCTTCATCTAAGCCGTGGTTAATATCTTTGTGAGCAGGGTCAGCTTGACGGCCTTGTGGCACCAACGGTGTGGTGGCTTCCAAGTATTCCGTCAGTGCAGCAAGGTTGAGTTTTTCAGCCCACGCTTTTTGTGCTGGCGCTACACGGCCATCAGTCAGCGCAGTCTGTAACAAATCTGCATGGGCTTTTTTTTCAGCCGCCAGTGCTGCTTGCGCTTTCTCTTCATCCATTTTTGCTAGCTTGTTGGTTAGCTCGGTTTTATCTGCTGTGAGCGCAATCACTTGCTCATTGGCTGTTTTTAAATCAGCAGTGAGTTTTGCCATTTGAGTGGTCAGCGCGGCTAACTCGGTGTCTTGTTTGTTATCGGGCATTGCAATGTCTCCTGTGTAAAAGTCTTGCGTGGATTTGGTAAGGGCAGCCAAAGCTTTAAGGCCATCAAGCGCTGGCGTGTTGGTAAGGGCGACAGATACGATGTTGACAATCTCGCCAGTTTTAGCGTGGTAGTTAAATACAGCACTGATGTATTTGTATTCTTTGGTGCGAATATGCTCGAGTGCTGCTTGTGTCCATTCAATGTTGACAGCCCATAGGCCATCATCACGATATTCCATTTGCTTAAACCAACCTGCAGCAATGACTTTTTGACCGTTTTCTTCAGCACGTAAGCTTTGATGCTCATAGTCAATCAGCGTCATGTTTTTGCGTACTGCCATGACGGCGATAATATTTTTTGCAATAGCGGCTGAAAGCTTAAAACTATCGACATTCAGAGGACGGCCATCATCTGGCGTAAAGTCGCCTGCAGGCAGCAAGTGTGCCTCATGATTATTTGGCTCGATGCTGCCATCGAACACAAAAGACATCGACATTACATTTTGATTTTTAGCCACTCAATAGCCCTCGGTTAATAAGTGCATTGTGGGCTGTGGCATTAATTAAAATAACATGCGAAATGTTTCGCGGTGCCAGAGGGTGGCTTAGATTTGATTTAACGCGTTTTGGCGCGTTTTTGTTTTTGGCTGCGCTAATGATACCAACTCAAAGGTGTTAAACGTTTGTGGGATTATTTAAACGCATTTTTGCTGGGTATTCGATTGAGTGCTTTGCTTAAAATAAGTCAAACTGCCTGTCATCCTCTTCACGGCAGATATTTAAGATGTGCCGTGAGGTGAGGCGATAGTTTTTTGCAAGCTTTGATAATGTAGATTTGCTGCGCTCTTTGCGAATTTGCGTATCGCGTACCAGAATAAATAATTTGTCAGCTTTTGGTAGGCAAATACGATCTGCGCTATCAAGCATATTTGCCAGTGCAATACGCAAGCGCATCAACTCATCATCAGCAAGCCCAAGTGCATAGCTTTTATGCTTTGGCAAACTCACTAATACGCCACCGTGCGTTGATAAAAAATCACGGGCACGGGCAAAGCCGAGCGCTTTAACAATACCGCGTAATGCAGGCGGCAAGGTTTTAAGCAGCTCTGGTTCTACATTCGGCCATGTGATTTGATTTGTCATTAACGTGCTGCCCAAGCTTTGAGTGACTCAATAATCACTGAGCACTCTTTCAGTGATAGCTCATCTAGGTTATTGACCTGTTTGCCAGTTTGACGGCCACAAAATTTAAGTAGGCTGGCACGGGTGGTAGATTCCACCTTGCCCGCTTGGCCTAGCTTGGCCCATAATTTAAAAATGTTGGCAATGCGTGGCGGTACATCTTTACGCGTGTTGTTTGCTTTGTCATTAAAGCTGCGCGTGCGCGGCCAGCCACGTTTTTCATAATCTTCTAGTGCTGCGGCGAGCTGCGGCATATTCATGCTGCTTGCTGAGATACGGCCTTCAATTTCAACTGCGCCATGACGGGCGAGTAAATTGCGGTGCAGATCATCGCACCAGCCGGGGAGGTTTTTTTCAGCCCAACTTTTGGCAATGCCAAGCAGCTGGCGGTAATGTTTTATGAGATCACTCATGGCTGACCTATTGCTCCTGATGTTGTGCGATCTAATCCGTTCTGAATGGCATTTTCGTGAGGCTCAATTGTTTCTTCAATCATATGCAGATCAATATCCAATACTTCACACCAGACCTCACTAGGACTTTCTACTTTAGCGAACTGGTTCCAATATCTATTTACACTATAATATCTACCTAGAAATATCAGTCTTTCTGACTGTCCTATCCAATTGTACTTACCACCGATTTTCATTTTTACTCTCCTGAAAATCATCTTGTTAACATCAACAAGATGATTTTTTATTAAATTGCTCAGTATTAAGTTGCTTAGGTTTAGCCTGCGTTAACTGCATCCTTAAGCGCTTTAGCAGCACTAAAGCCGGGCACATTTTTGGCGGGGATTTGAATTGCCTCGCCTGTTTGCGGGTTGCGGCCAGTGCGTGCTTTACGTTGGCTAACTTTTAGCTTGCCTAGGCCGTGTAATGTGACTTCATTGCCTTTGGCTAACTCATGTTGGGTAACCGTTGTTAATGCTTCTAGCACGCGCTCTGCATCAGCTTTGGTAGTGCCTGATGCGTTTGCTACGGCGTCAATTAAATCTTGTTTATTCATGGTTTAAATCCTTTTAAAATGTAAAAAATGTTTGTTTTAAGTTGACCGCGCCCGCTGTTTGGATGACGCGCCCGAAGGCGTGGAGGTCAAACAAGCGTCACGGTCTGCTGCGGTTATATCCCCACTCACAGCTTGGGTTGTGGATCAACAATCTACTTTTTCATCCATTTATCGTGCGCCCACATGCTGGCTATAATGGCAAATGGCCCTGCGCTTAAATAAGCGCTCATTTCAAAAAAGCCCGCCTGTGGTACGGTTTTAAATAGCACTAAGTTGCTGGTGCCGATTAAGAAGCTGGTAAAGAATGCAGCAAAGTAATGGCCACGGTTAACATTCATGCTCTGAAAACCGAGCGCAAATACCAGGACGAAAGTGCTACCAAAAATAAGTGCGGCTTCCATTAAATATCCTCCGCGCTGCGAGGTACAAAGCTGGCACATACCGCGTTTACTTGTGTAGAGAATCTGCCAAGACTGCAAAATGCACCGTGGTTTTTGTCAATGCTTCCGCAATCACCACACTTTTGTACTAAGCCTTTTTTATTGCGCTCTTGTGGACTAAGCCATTCACGCTTAAAGCGCACTTGCTCTGTCCATGTGCCAGATTGATCAGCTTTCATCACACGCTCGCAATATCTAAGCTAATGGGAGTGTATTCATCACTGTCACCCACACGCTTGTAAATGCGCACATAAGCTTTGGTGCCAGCCACGCGCAGGCTATCTGATATGGCATCCATCGCTTGATGCCAGTCTCTATCTTCAATTTTGTGTTGACGCAGGCTCAGCACTTTGGTGGTACTAATCTTGCCTTCTTTATCTACTTCAAATGCGCCATTAACCAACACGCGAATATTGTCGTTGATGCCTTCAGCCCAGCGATTGATGCACTCGTCAATCAAGTGCTTTGCCGCTTGCAGGCGCTCATCAAACACCAAGTTTTCAGCATAAGCGCGCTGTATTTTGTAGCGGCCATCGTAGCTGGTGAGGGTGACATTGCCTTTGTTGCCACCCAGCTTGGCGCCATATTGCTCACCGCTGATCTGCACAAAGGCGGCAATGTTGCCAAAAACATTGTCTTTGTAAGCTTTAATCAACTCGTGCAGCTCAATGGCTTCAAGCACAATTTCATTGACTAAGTTGTCACGCATCAAGTCGATTTCTTTAATTTTGCTAATTGGCACTAAATTGCCTTTTGCATCTTCTCTGTAGCCTTCTGGTATTGCGGTCATTTTGTTTCTCCTAGGTTGGTTAATTTTTTAAGGGTTGCTTTTAAGTTCACGGGTGCATCTTTTTTAATCTGCTTGGCTGTGTGCACCTCGCCATATTTGCGGCCTTGCTCTTGTTGACGCTCGGCTTGAGTTGCGGCTTTCTCAGCCATGCCTGCAATAATCTCAAGCAAGTAGCCGTGGCTTTTAATCGGTAAGCTGAGCTTGTCACGGCTGGCCAACATAGTTTCAATCGCTTGCTGCCAATAAGCTTGCGGTGCGGCGTAAATAGTGCCGCTGCGTGTGATTTGGCCTGACTTAATCATGGGTACCAACTCATCGAGCAGCTTTGCCAATTTGCTCATGCTGATAGCGTGCTTGGCTGGCTTAAAGAGCTGCACGTAGCGAATAAGAAAGCTGCCAATTTCAGTGAGCTCAAACGCACGCACTACCGCCTGACGCGCTGCCACATCATTGAGTGCAGATTCAAGCGGGTATTCAGCTTGGCAAATTGGGCAGACGAGTTTCACGCTGGCTCCGAGTCATTTTGTTTAGATAAATCAAATTCAATACGATTAAAAACATCTGCAATTTTGTTTAATCTGATTTCGATTTCACAATTAGCTACATGTATGCTTACTGATGGATCGTCACCAGCCTTTAGCTGTTTTGCAAAATTGCAAACCACATCAGCAAGCCAATCTTTAGCGGGTTGTTGTAAGTTTCCAATCATGGCTTACTCCATCGCACCGACAATTGGCATAACTTGCTCGCTAAGAAACTCAACCACATCTTTGGTTTGCGCTGGGTTAAGCTCAATCGGCATACCGTAATCATTTAATCCAAATAGCATCAAGCAACCATCGTTGGTATATGCCACGCGGAAAGGTTTAGTAGCTTGCTCAGCCACTTTTGGCGCGATAGGCGTTGGTTTTGGTATAGATAAGCTCTCGTACACCTTATCAATATCAATTACTGGTGCATCGAGTGGCGCTTCTAGCAATGTAGTTGCCAAGTCAGCCATATTTTCAACGGCTTTTGTTTGCAGCTCTGGCGCACGCACGCGACTAGGTTCTACCTTGGCTGTATCTTTCGGTGCATCTTCAGCCATATAAAACATGCGGCCTCTTCCATCTGGTACTGGCATGGTGATGACTTCGCTTCTTGCTATCTCATGTTTAATGTATGCACATACGCCAGTTACGCCCATCGCTACGTCCAGCTCACCACCTGTAATGCCTGGTTGTTTTTTTATCAGTGCTAATGCATCTAATCTTGTACTCATCATTGTCTCCAAATGTTTGTTTCTCAATGGGCAAGCCGCGCGACCTGCAGGGGTGATTTGCCACATGCCACTTTTAAAGTCTGCGTAACCTTTTTTTTGCAATACATTAGCTGCGTGCGCACCATCAAATCTGGTATTTAAGTCTGATCCATCTATCGGGCCAGCTCGAAGCACCTGCAGCGTTGCAATTTCAAGGGCACTCAGTTTCACGCGGCTTGCCTTTGCATGTGGTTAAGTGCAGCGCGGCCAGCTTCGGTGATGCTGTACACATAGCTTTTGCTCATTTCAATTGCGCCTTCGGCCTGCATTTTTGATAGCAGCTGCTGCAAAGACACATCAAACAAATGGATGTGCGAAATCATGTTTGGCACGGTGGCTGGTTGTGCTGCCAGCAGCTCTAATATCTGCTGCTCGACGCTGCGAAAATAAAGCTGGTTAATCAAGTATTGCTGCATTGCTAAAACCCCCAAATTAAGCGACATGCCAAACAAAGTGCAAAAATTGGCACGGCTAGGTAAAATAAAATGGCTTTAATCATATGCATGTTATTTATGCGCCAAGTGCCAGCTCATATCCCAGTTATGATGCGTGGTGAGCCACACTTTAATAGTGCGTAAAGTGCTTTTAAATCTGGTATCGTTGATATACATCGCAGGTGTTGCCACACGCTTTGTGTTAGTTGTACGTGTTTTTACGCGGTGTATCTGCGCCCAAGTTTGGTCATATTTAGTCATTGTGTTGCCTCCTGTTGAGTGTTTAAAAACGGGTCTTTGTGCTGCATGCGAACGGCTAAGACGATTACAATTAAAATGTTGATCACCAGCCATGTTGCTAAAACATAAAAGAGTGTCATCTTGTCCTCCGCTATTTAATTGGGTGTAAGCACAGTGCTTGTGCGGCAATGGCATCAACCAGCTTGGTATCAAGCTCACGCCCTTTGCGAAACTGATTGACACTGGCGATTAAGCCTTCAACCAACATACGCGCCGAGCCTTGGCAGTAGGCCATCATGCGTTCTATCACTTCATCACTAATGTCTTCACCCGGAAAGGCGGCTTGCACCAGCGCTGCGCCATCATCTTTGGTGATTTTTCTAATCGTTTCAGGCCAAAAGCCTGTGCGGCTGCGGATTTGGTCAAACTGACCATGCTCTGGCTTAATCAAGCCGTTGAGGTATTCGGTACCACTTAACACCACGCCGATGTTGGCTTTGTCGCGTATGCGGCGCACGATATGCAGTTGCTTAGGCGTTAAGGTTTCAGCCTCGTCTAAAATAATCAGGCTGTCTGTGTCTTTAAGTTCTGATATCACAGCCTCTAACATCACATAGTTGGTGCCGTGAGCATCTGGCCCCAATATGCGCTTGGCAAACTCTTTTACAATGGTTTGCGGCGTCATGGTTGGGTCGGCTTCAATCATGAAGGTGTTGGGGTTTTGCTTGGCGTAGTACTTTAGGCTAAAGGTTTTGCCTAAGCCTACATAGGCGCTAATCACGGCAAAGTTACGATTGCGGCGCGCCATTGTGCAAGCGGTTTGCACCATTTTAAAAACACTGGTTTCAACCGCTGGCAATAGATCAGTCTCTTGCTCTTCAATGTGTTTAATTGCGCTGATGATCTGCTCAATTATTTTGGTTGGGCTGGTGGCATAAGTGCCGCTTAAAATTTGGCTGATCGTGCTCACCCCAATGCGTGCCATACGTGCTAGTGCGGCTTGGCTGACGCGCTGTATATCATTCGTTGTTAATTTGCGCTCATCAAGCCAGTCTTTAACAATCTCAAGGTTTTTTAAGTCTTGGTCGGTATATTCAGTGTCTGTTTTAGGTCTTGCCATTGTTTTACCCTCCGTTAAATATCAGTTAAATCAAGTATCAGCGCTTCGCCGTCGTCGTCATCTTGCTGTTGCTCTATCGCAAGCGCATTGGTTAATGCGTCAACATCAATGACGCGCCCAGCACGTGCTTTTTGTTCTGCCATTTTTTTCTCAAGGCGTTTAAGTGCGTCTTCAGCACTGGCGATGCGTTTTTCTTCAAGCCTTGTGGTATCCACAGCATCGATGCGGCCAATCAGATTTGCATCGCATATCCAGCGGCCATCAAGCGTGCGTACAATGCCGACTTCGTTCACCATTAAGTCGTACTCAAGCAGTACTTTTTCGCCATTGAATGCAATCAAATCAGGGTGACCATAGGCGCGTTTACCATGCGTTAAGCAGGCGCGGCGCACTGTTAGCTCTACCACTTGACGTTTCAGATCATGCACAGTGGCGTGCGGTGGAATTGGCACTAAATCAGCCCACAGTTGCGCACGGGTAACGTGTTTGTTTTCAGGGTGTGGGCGGTTGTGGTAGCGCTCTAGCCACTCGTTAAAAGCTTGGGTAAACTCTTGCAGGGTTGGTGGTTGTAAACGACCTGCTTTAATCTCACGCACGGTGAGCTGCTGCACTTCACTTGCCATGTCGGTACCGCAATAAAACTGCGGGCGCCATAGCTTTAAAAAGTCGTCTTTAACGATTCTAAAGAAGCGCTCAATCCAGCCCTTACCGTGCGGGTTACCGGGGATAGAGTGAATGATTTGTTGTATGCCAATGCGCTTATAGAAGCCCACTACATCATCGCTCATCAGTTTGTTTTTATAGCCCGAGCCGTTATCGATGTAGAGCATTGGTGGCACGTGGTTGTGCTGGTCGATGGCCTGCGCCCACATGTTTTGTACAGCAATCGTGCCTTCGTGCTCATCGGCACGCCATGCTACGATTTGGCGGCTGTGTAAATCCATGCCGACAGTCAATTCAGGCCGCCATAGATCACCAGTAACAGGGTGCGCTAAGTAAATGTCTGCTCTATAACCGTCAGCCACATATACATCGCCCGCCAGTGCGTTTTCTGTGCTGCGGCGTATGTAGGCTTTTTCAGTTAGGCGGTAGAGATTTTTACCAATACGTGCTGGGCTGTTGCGGCCTAGCATGGCAGGCACGCTATTAAGGTAATGGCGCACTTGGTCATAGGTGACCGCAAAATTATCAACCTCAACCAAGCGGCGATGCACTGCGCTAATGTCTGGTTTGCCCGGGTTGTTAAAGTACTCGAGCGCAGGCCCCCACCAGCTGCTTGACTCTACCACGCGGCCTTTATGATCTGGCAGTAAACCGATTAAACCTTCGGCTTTATAGTCAGCCATCCAAGCGCAGATGGTTGAGCGAGTTGGGCTGGTGCGGTCTTTTTTAGCTGTTGCCGCCATTGCGTTGGCTATGTGTACTGGCAGGCGTTTTGACTCGTTACGCTCTAACAGTAAGGCAACAGCGTTGTTTTGACTCACGCCATCTAACACCATGCTTTGCAATGTGTTGACAATAATTTCACGCTGCATTGCCACCTCACGTGCCTTGGCTGTTGATTCTTTCCAAGGGTCGCGTGCGCGCATTGCTAACACGTTATTGGTTGGCAGCACTACTTTACCGCCTGTGGGCGGGGTGACATGCATCATCATGGCCTTGGCTCCCATTTTTACTCAGCCTTGGCTTTAGCTGGGCGACCACGACCACGTGGCTGGTCTGCATCACGTTTAATTTGACGTGCTGCCTCGGCAGCGCCGTGTGCGTTTTTGAGTGACTCAAAATCAAGCTGCCATCTTTCAGCCTCTGCAGGTGTTAGCACATGCTGGCCTTGTACGCGCTCTGGTAACTCTGGCGCGCGATTTCGCATAGCTTCTATGATGCTTAAACCTTTTGATACAGCTACACAGGTGGCGATATAGACTTGCTCAATACATAAATTCACTTCAAGAAATGTTGCTTGCACAAAAGATGATTCAAACAGCTGTTGAAGACTTTTTAAATTGAGTTCAACGCCTGCTTGTAAAACCATAGACTCTTGACGACAATCTTCGGTGAAGCGGTCAAACTGGGTGATGCGTTGCTGTTTTGAAAGGCGCTCAATTAGCATTTCTTGGCGCTCAATTTCGGCATCCATATTTTTGGTGCGTCTGCCGCTAGCTTCTAAATCTGCCTCAAGGTTGGTAACTTTTTCATTGAGTTCGGCTTTGTCTTTTTGATGTTTTGATACGATTCCATCTACTAAATCAATCAACTCATCTTTGTTGCCAGAATTAGCAACTTGCTCAATCATTGCTCTATCTGTATCAGATACCTGTCTAATTGACCGCATGGTGGATGGGCCTATGCCAATTTTCCGCAAAGCATCGAACGTAGGCTGACCGAGTGACTCTAGATTTAGAATTTCTAAATCAATTGTTTTGTTGCTGCGACCTTCACAGTACTGACAAAAATCTGACCAACTGCTAACCGTTAGCAGTTTTCCATCTACGATTAACTGAGCACCCTTATAAGCTTTGGTTTCCTTAATGTTAATTAGGTCTATTAAATCGCTAACCGTTAGCAATTTTGTTACTGCGTCAATCACAGATTTTCGCCCAATACGCTGATTAATTAGCGCCGTTGCTTCATGTGTAGAGTGCTCTACATCTAAACCAAGCGCGTCTTCATTAGAAGGGATGGCTACAGCTTTTTTTAATTTATTTGGTAGGCCATTTGTTTGGCTGGATAAGTTAATTAAATCTAAATCGATTTCATTAGTCATGATTAACCTCAAGACGTGAAATTTTTTTAATAAACATAGATTTAGAAATTAGAAATACCTCTTCTAAATATTTTCTATCTTTGGAAGATAGTTTTTCTTCAGGTACGCCACATTCTTTACATGCAGCAGTAATCATGGGGTTTAATAATTCATCCATAATTAAGCCGCCTCTTTAATGCCAAGCGCGACAGCTGCTTTGTGTGCTTTACCGAAGTTACCGTGGTTTCGACCATTCAATACTGCTACTACTGTTGGGTAGTCACAGCCAATGTCTTTAGCGATCTCTTTAAAGGTTTTACCTTGTTTTAAAATATGGGCTTTTGCCTCTTGTGGAGTGAGTAATTTTGGTGTCATAATGAATACCCTTTTTTATTAAATCTGAACATAAATTATCAAAGTGTTCACATTATGATAACTCAAGTTCTCTTTGTCAAGAGGTTTATATGAATATTGATTCTCAATTTGGCGAACGCCTTAAAATAGAGCGAAAAAGATTGAACTATAGCCAGCAAGCCGCAGCTGATTTGGTTGGAGTTAGCCGTGAAATGTGGGGTAAATATGAGCGCGGCTCTAAGCCTGGTGCAGATGTTATAAAGAAGATGAGCGTATCTGGCTTTAATGTTCAATATTTACTCGTTGGCGAACATACCTTGGCGGTTGAAATATCGGTCGAGGAAATAGAGCTGCTGGATAAATTTAGATTAAGTCCAATACAGGCGCAGGCAGCAGTATTAAATCTATTGGACATTACATCCAAGAGAGAACAAAAGTTAACATCAACTGAGAATGTATATGAAGCTGCAAATAACCACTCGAACTTAATAGCCGCTCAAAAAAGAGCTAAATATGGAGATGACGAACCTATTGTTTTGGATTTAAATAATCCGTCTTTGGGAGGTAAAAAATGAAATATTCAATTCTATTGATTACATTGGCCTTAATATCGCCAACTTCCTATGCGGAACCAACAAAGGCAAAGGCTGAAAAGTGGCGTACAGAGTTCAGAGCAGCAAAAGATAAAGTATTTGACGCATTATTTATCACTAAAACTAGCGAACATCAAAATCTCACTAAAAAACTAAATCAGCTTAATGCGCAAGCAGAAAAACTATTCGGTAAGCCGATGACTTCGGAATTAGCGAGCTGTACTATTGCCGCGATAGACTTAAAAGGTGTGTGGCAGCATATAGCAGAAATAGGCCGCACTGGACAGTTGGATAAAATGGTGCCGTCAGGGATAGCTTATGCGGCATGGAATGGTGGAGAGCATTATCCAGAATGCTTAGATGCAATGGACAAACTAAAATAGGCGCTTTGACTCTCTAGGGGTTCCGGCGCTCAGGCTTCATTAAGCACCAGTTAAACCGCTAATATACACCGCGAAACATTTCGCGCCTCATTAAATCTCACGCGCGCGCGTAAGCTCTTATCATCTTAACGATGATTGGAGCTTGCAATGTTTGACTTTATTACCCGTTTTAGTTTTAAACTCCCACGCCTTTTTGGCTTGCTGTTGCTCAATGTAGTTCTTATTTGCATTGTGCTGGCATTTTCGCCACAGCAGTTACCCGTCACTCTTTATAAGTTATCTCTGGTCACGCTGGCAGGCTTTGCTGGCTATTGGCTAGATCGTGCGCTATTCCCTTATGCTCGCCCTGATGACTTTGTGGTGTATCTGCAAGAGGTCAGCACATTCAGCCCCGATAACCATTATCAAAAAGTACGTGTTAAGTCTGATTATCAATGGGCGTTTTGCGTGAGCATGTTACGGCGTGCCATTGTGGTGGGCGCTGCGATGTTATCTTTAGGCTTAGGTGCTTAACATGCTTAGCAGAAGTGATATTCGCTATGTGATTGCATGGCTCATATTTATTGTTTGCGTTACCTACTATATGAGCGAGGCAGAGGCAGACCCTCTGCCAGCTAACGCAATTAAATACCGCGCTACGCTCACTCGTGAGGCACAACAGGTTTGGGGTTTAAATGCTCCAGTGCCAGTGTTTGCCGCGCAAATTCAGCAAGAGAGCGCATGGCGTACCGATGCGCTAAGCCGCGTGGGTGCGCAAGGCATGGCGCAATTTATGCCTGCTACTGCTAAGTGGTGGTGTGATCTCAATAAGCTTAGCCTGCTAGATTGCCAACCCAATAACCCACAGTGGGCGATGCGCGCACTGGTTGGCTATGATAAGTGGCTGCATGACCGCGTGTGGGGTGATAGCGAATATGATCGCCTACATGCTGCATTGCGCGGCTACAACGGTGGCCTAGGCCATTGGATGCGCGAAGCTGCAGTAGCGCAATCACGCAAGCGCACGCTAATAGATGCTGCCTGTGGCAAGGCACGCAGGCATATTATCCACTGCAAAGAAAACCTAAGCTACCCCAAACGCATTTTAAATGTGTATCAACCGCGCTATTACGGCTGGGGTAGAGCTGTGATGATGACAGGAGGTGTGTAAATGGCTGAAGATACGCAAACCGCTGTGGCCGTGACGCCACCAACCAAGCCTTGGTATAAAAGCCGCACGATATGGTTTAACGTGATTGTGGCGATACTCATTGCGCTAGAAACTGCTTTGCACATTGTGCAGCCGTTTATTCCCGGCAATATTTACGCCTGGTCTTTATTGCTTTTAATCATTGTTAATGCTGGCCTGCGCATTATTACCAGCCAAGGCTTAACGCTATGAAATACATCATTCCACCTTGGGTTAAGCTGCTCGTCATTGTTGGCATTATCGCTGGTTTTGCATTGTATTTTTACCAAGCTGGCGTTAAGCACGAGCGCACTAAGTGGCAATCTAGCCAACATTTAGCCTTAATAGCAGCAGCTGAAGAAACCACCAAGCTAGAAGCCGCCAACCGCAAGCTAGAGCGCGATATGGCAAGCCAAGCCGCCCAATTATCCAACTTTTATAAAGGCCAACTCAATGAAAAACTTGCCCAAAAAGAGCGTGTTATTGTTAGTTTGCGCGCTGGCGCTCAGCGCTTGTCAATCCCAACCCGTGGCGGTCAAAACTGTGCCAGTGCAAATAGCAGTCAACCCGCCAATAGACCCAGCATTGCTGAAACACCGCGAGCCGAACTTTCTGATACGGCTGGTGAATTTCTTGTCGGACTCACCACCGAAGCCGACGAAGTAGTGATTGAAAGTAACCACGTTAAAGATTTACTCGCGCAATGTCGTGCGCAAAACCAACAACAACAACGCATTGAAGGGCTGCAAAATGGCAACTGAAGACGATTTAAAAGAAGTGATTAAAGGGTTTGGTGAGCTGACAGGCAAGATGGATTTTATTCATTCGAGCATTACCGAAAACTTTAGAACCATGCGTGAAGATATGCGCCGCATGGAAGACGCCAATAAAGCTAATATGCAACACCTTGAAGACCGCCTCAATACCAAGGTGGATAGCTTGGGTAAGCGCGTGGCCAGCCTTGAAAGCGCTGAAAAAGACAATATTAAGCTTACCGCTAAGCACAGTGTTGGCTTGGCTGCGGTTGGCAGCGCAATAACTTATGGCTTTGTAGAACTCTTGAAACGGTTGCACTAATGGCACATAACCAGCAAACCCGCGATAACGTAAGGCGACTTTATATTGAAGGTATGCCTCTGAGCGGTGCCTCTGTCACCACAGGGGTGAGCTATGAAACTGCGCGCGATTGGAAAGCAAAAGCTAAATCAAACGGTGATGACTGGGATACTGCACGCACAGCGTATTTAGTGAGTGAGCAAGGCGTTGATGAGTTGATGAAGACGCTCATCGAGCAAATGATGCGCCAAGCCGTGACTACTATGCGCGAAATTGAAAATGCGCAAATGAGTGCGCAAACTAAGGTTGAGCTGCAAGCGCAGCTAAGTGATGCCGTTTCAAAATTCAGTAAGTCAATGAGCCGCATTAACCCTAAACTTGGTGCGCTGAGTGTGAGCTTAGACACACTTAAAACTATTGCGGATTACCTCGCTAAAAACGATAAAACTGCGCTGGCACAATTTCAAGAGCACCTAGAGGGCATTGGTGCCGTATTACAGGCACGCTATGGCTGATATTGATGACTTAGACATTAAGCCAATTAAAAGCTGGCGTGAGTTTGAAGCAGAGCTCGCCCAGCTGGGCGAAGATCTACGCGCAACCATTGAGCTAGAGTGCGAGGCTTTTGACGTTGACCCAGCGGCCAGCAAAGCACGCCGTGAACGCGCGATTTTTGATTATGAGTTTTTTTGTCGGACGTACTTTCCACACTATGTGCCTACTGAGCATTTTAGTGTTTTTCAGCAATTTATCTTTAAGCAGCTACCAGCCTGTATAGACTCACCAAAAGATGCACGCGAAGACCATGAAGCGCCACGCGGTGAGGCTAAATCAACTTATGAAACACAGTTAGGCTCTCTCTGGTCAATTTGCCGCGCAACTTATATTCAGCAGCATATCACCAGTGGCAAGCTGCCGCGCAAAGCTCGCAAGCACATGATCGGTATCATTATGAATACCGAAGAGCAAGCCGCTGAAATGCTAGAAAGTATCAAAGCTGAGTTAGATACTAACCCACGCTTAATGATGGATTTTAGCGAAGCTACAGGGCAAGGCAGAGTGTGGCAAGCCACCACGGCCATCACGGCTAACAACATCAAAGTGCGCATTGGTGGCACGGGTAAAAAGCTACGCGGTATGAAACATGGCCCACATCGGCCAGACCAAATTCACCTAGATGACTTAGAAAACGACGACAATGTTAAGTCTCTAGAGCAACGCAAAAAAACGCAAGACTTTGTCTTAAAAGCCGTGCTTGGCTTGGCTGGCCCACAAGGTGGCATGGATGTATTTTTAGTAGGTACCAGCCTACATTATGATGCTGCGATTAACCGCATAGGCCGCGCACCCGGGTGGCGTTTACGCGTGTTTAAATCCATTATGCGCTGGCCAGACAATATGCACCTCTGGGATCAGTGGGAGGCGATTTATGCGCGCCCTGGTACACCTGAAGAAAAAGACGAAGCCGAGGCCGAAGCCTTAGCCTTTTATGAGGCTAACAAAGCCGAAATGGAAAAAGGCGCGGTGGTCAGCTGGCCACAAGTGCGCCCGCTATACCGCTTAATGTGCATGCGCGCGATTGACCATGAAGCCTTTAACCATGAGCAACAAAACGAGGCTGGCAATAGTGAAGATGCACCATTTAAAACGATACAATTTTGGGTTAATAAACTATCTGATTGGCTATTTTTTGGGTCGATTGACCCATCTATGGGCAAGAAAAAGAAAAAAAATGATTACTCAGCAATATTGGTTGGTGGATACAGAATTGTGACCATGACCTTAGATGTAGTCGAGGCTGATATACAGCGCCGTGTGCCAGATCTGATTATTACGCACGCCATTGATTACCAGAAAGAATATAACTGCTTGATGTGGGCAGTTGAGACCGTGGCTTTTCAAGAGTTTTTATATACAGAACTACTCAAACGCGCGATTAAAGAAGGTGTTTATTTTCCTACGGCGCCAGAGGGTGGTGTTGAGAAAGGTCGCGACAAAGATCTGGCTATTTTATCGTTGCAGCCTCCTGTTAATCGCGGTCAGATTCGTTTGCATCATCAGCAAAGCAAGCTTATTGATCAGCTGAAGTTTTACCCTGAAGCCGACCATGACGACGGCCCTGACGCACTAGAGATGCTGTGGAAGATTGCCACCAGCTATTCACAAGCCTTTGAGTATGTATCCGCTGCCAGCAACCGTGGCAAAAATAATGATGATATGGATGACTAAAAATGAGCAGAAAACATAAAAAAGCCGCTTTTAAAGCTGCACCGCCTACAGGCAAACCAGACACCAACTTGCAAGCTGGGCCGCGTACCAGCCTTGGCCACACACTTAATTATGCTAGCGTTAACACGCTTGACCCTAGCCGTTTGGCCAATGCATTCAGGCAGGCAGATAGTGGCCAGATTACGCACCAGGCATCATTGTTTGAGTTGGTAGAAGAGCAAGACGCACATATTTATGCCGAGTTGGCCAAGCGTAAGCGCGGCATTACCTCATTGGGCTGGCAACTTGAGCCGTCTGATGATGCTGATCAGTCAGAGCTAGATCGTACTGATCAGCTGGAAGATATGATCCGCAAAATCCCCAATATTGAAGACGCACAATATGACTTGGCTGACGGTATAGGCAAAGGCTTTAGTGCGCTTGAAATAGAGTGGCGCTTTGGCGCAGAATGGCTACCAAAAGCACTGCACTATGTGCCGCAGCGTGACTTTGTGCTGCATGATAAAGACCGCCACTTACAATATAACGGCACAGGCATACCGGAAGATTTAAGACCGTTTGGCTGGGTGATTCACGAGCATAAAGCTAAGTCTGGCTATATGGAGCAATCAGCGTTATTTCGCGTGTTGGCGTGGACGTATGCTTACAAAGCCTACACGATTAAAGATATGCAGCGCTTTTTAGAGCTGTACGGCTTGCCGCTGCGCTTAGGTAAATACCCTGCGGGCATCGATAAAGCCTCACGCGACCAATTGCTCAAAGCCGTGAGGTCAATCGGTAATGATGGCGCTGGCGTAATACCAGCCAATATGATGATTGAATTTGTCCAGGCACAAGCTAAAGGCAATGTCACCGACTTTTTAAGCAATATAGAATATTGGGAGCAAAAACAAAGTAAGGCTATTTTGGGCGGTGAGCCTGACGGTAAGTCGATGACTGAAGCGCGCATTATGTTATTTGATAAAACGCGTCGAGAGATCATGCTGCACGATGTATCACAAATGCAGCCGACACTCACCGAGCAGCTGGTAGCACCTATCAATTTATACAACGGTATCTTTACGCCAGACCGCATGCCCAAGTGGTCATACTTAACCCAAGAGTCTGTTGATCAGCAAAAAATGGTTACCGTGTTGCAAGCGGCTACAGGGCTAGGCATGGAGATTAGCCTAGAGTATGCGCATGAGGTAATGCAAATACCAAAAGCTGAAAAAGGCGCGCGATTGCTTGGCAAGGTTGCCGAACCAAAGCAAGACCAGGATAAACCAAAGTCGGAAAAACCAGAGCCAAAAGAAGATGACGAAGATGAAACCAAAAGCGCACTCACACGCTTGGCCACACTGGCAAAACAGCAAGGTGCAAGCGCTGATCTAACCGATGCTTACACTGCACAACTGGCTGCACTTGGTGCAAAACATGAAGCCACATTGGTGCAAAAGATATCAGCCGTGGTGGCCGAGGCTGGCGACTTTGATGAGGCGATAGCAGGCATAGAAGCGCTGGCTGTTGACTTTAAAGTGCCAGCACTGGCAGAGGTGATTGCGCTTGGTTTGGCCGCAGCGAATTTGGGTGGACGCAGTGAGGTAATATAATGATAGGCAAAAGACTTTATAGAGAAGATGGCGAAGAGAATTTTCTAAATCGCATTTTTAATACACATGGCTCCTATGGAACGGCCAATGGCAAAGACTGGTTTTGCTCAACACCCAATGGATTGTTTGGTAATATCAGCAACCATTCTGTAACTGAGCATGAAGATGGCACAATCACTGTGTCGCCATCAATATTAGTATCACAAAGTCATAATAATTTAAGTTGGCATGGATGGCTTGAAAAAGGCATCTGGCGTGAGTGCTCTTAATGGCAGTCAATCCCACTCAACTCCCATTCAAAGAAGCGATCGCTTTCTACCGCGATAAAATCAAACTGCCAACCAGCGGCTGGACTGATATTTGGGAAGAGCAGCACAGCAAAGCCTTTGTGGTGGCTGGTGCTCAATCTGACGCGCTGCTTGAGGACTTTTACAACGCCTTGCAAGATGCTAAACAAAACGGCGGTGGCTATGCCGACTTTAAAGAACGCTTTGGCCAAATAGTCGATAAACACGGCTGGAGCTACAACGGAACACCAGGCTGGCGCAGCCGCATAACATACGATACCAATATTACGCAGGCTTATAGCGCTGGCCGTTATGTGCAAATGCGAGAAGTTAAGCACCTACGGCCATACTGGCAGTATGAGCACACCAGCATTGAGCACCCACGATTAGAGCATAAATCATGGGATGGCATTATTCTGCCAGCCGACGATGCATGGTTTGATACGCACATGCCCCAAAACGGCTGGGGTTGTAAATGCCGTATTCACTCGCTTAGCAGTTATGAGGCCGAACAAGCTTGGATGGCCAAAGGCAACACTGGCCCAGATGAAGCGCCAAAAATCATTTGGGAAGATAAAATCGTCGGCAAAAACGGCAGCAACCCGCGCGTAGTAAGCACGCCTGAAGGCATTGACCCCGGCTTTGCATATAACCCGGGTAAAGCGTATTTAGAGCCGCACAGCCCATATCCCTATGGATATGAGGCCATCAACCCTAAAAATATTAACAAGAGTGGGCATTATGTGCGCACGGCCAACTTTGATGAACCGCTGCCAGCCACGCCCATGCAGCCACATTGGCTTAATGATAAATCAATCTCAGGTGAAGCTGCAGTCATTAACTTTTTAGATTTCTTTAATGCTGACCTCAATAATGCTAGCGTGTTTACTGACAAGGCTGGGGTTAACATCAGCATATCAAAAGCCTTGTTTATTGAGGGCAAAGACAAAGCGTCAGACCAGTTTAAGTGGCTTGAGGCTGAGGGTAAAGCTGCTAGATTAGAGTATTTAAACTTGTTAGCTCTCTCAATTGCAGACCCAGACGAGATATGGTGGCAATGGGAAAAAGAACGAAGCGAAAAAGGCCGGTGGCGCTTACAGCGTCGATACCTAAAAACGTTTGAGATTAGCGGTGATACTAAATATGCTATTAGCTCATTTAGTTGGAACCATAAAACAGGCTGGCAAGGTGCCACGACTTTTGTGCCAGATAACAAAGACCCAGCTGAGTATTTTGCTAAGCAACGTCTTGGTAGACTGGTTTATAAACGCACAAAATAAAAACGCTACCTCTGCATGGGTAGCGTCTATGGAGCAGATTGGTGGGTTATGCAGAACCGCAACTTCATCTCCACGCGAATGGTTAGTATATGCAACTTGAATTTAAAATACAAGATATAGATACACTTAAATCAATGCAGCGCATTCAAAGCATGCTGCAGCATCCAGACCACTTACTTAAGAGCCTTGGCGAAAGCTTGCTACGCGTTAATAAAAAGCGACATGCACAAGGCTTAGCACCAGACGGCACACCGTGGAAACCTAACGCCAAAAGCACCTACGACGCATACGCCAGCGGCCTAAGCAAAAGCAGCTATGGGAAAGATGGCAGGCTTAATGCCAAAGGCGCAACCAAAGTGGCCAACAAAAAGCCACTGCATGCATCAGGCGACATGCTTAACTCGTTAAACTATCAGGTAGCAGACAATGAATTGAAACTGGGTTTTGATGGAGAGCGCAACGCAAAGCTAGCGTTTTGGCATCATGGAGGCACTGATCCATACTTGATACAACCATTGAATAAACGTGCTTTAGCGTTCGGTGGTATAGTGGTTAAAAAGGTCAATCACCCGGGCTTAACTGCACGACCACTTTTAGACATGCCAGCGAGTGATTTAGTCTTAATTCAAAGCGTAGTTGCAGACCATTTAAAAGTAGTTTTAAACAGAGTTTAAATAGCATTTAAATCATGATTAAATCAATTAAATTACTATCCGAAAATCAAGCTAAAACAGGTTAAAATTGCTGTCCAGAAATCAAACGCGAATCATCCGAAAATCAAACGCGCTGTACTGCTTTAGCCTGTTCCTAGAGAGAGGTTAGGCATGGTGTCTCTCGTGGGCACGGGCATCAATTTCAAATGGAGCATTGTTGTATCCGACAGTAACAATTTGCTGCAGGTAGGTTGGAAGAAACGCGGCGATCGAACCAGCTTGCTCATACTGAAAAGAATGCCGAAATTCATGGGACAGTAGTCGGATAGTGTTATGACCATGACATACGTATATACCGTAACCAAAGGTCATACCAACCATGTTTGGCCCAAGGAGTCCGCTTTCAAGAGCAGCCTGTTGCAACTCAGGGTCTTCAGGGAGTGGAAGACGAGAGACTTCTGCCACGCGAATGAGTTCGGGATGCATTACTCCAACACTACGAGCTATGGCAAGCAGACTGTCATTTAAGGGCTGGCCGACTTTCTCTATGAGTGAACTTTGAACTTGAGCCCATGCTATGGCCTTGGGGATTAGCAGAGGTAAAACTGTATGAAGATCGAATGTCATAGGAATGCCTAAAATCTAAAATAGAGACGCACTGTAATTGGATCAATTGTAATTGAATTTTAATGCTATTGAAAATTATTGAATAAATTGATTATCTTCTCTGGGCCATGAGTGAAGTATATGACTGGCTGCTTTGGCCGGTTGTTGCCATTCGAAAATCTTAAACGTGACAACTTTGACGAGTGTCAGCGAGGGTTGGCGAGAGATGGCGAGTAAATAACATTAATAATCAATTGGTTATAACAACTTTTAATCCGTTTGTCGTGGGTTCGATCCCCGCACACCCTACCAATAAAACAAGGGGTTACGAACTATTCGTAACCCCTTGACCATTTATAGTGGCCGGATAATCGTAATTTAAAATTAAA